TCGTTTAAAATAACTATAGATAAGTAACCGTACGCAAGTGCGGTTATTTTTTTATGAGTTTTAGAAAAAGGGGGAGGTAAGTCGTTACCCTAAATTTTAGGCATAAAAAAACACCCGTTAAGGTGCTGATTTAAAGTGGTGGGTCGTGAAGGATTCGAACCTTCGACCAACGGATTAAAAGTCCGCTGCTCTACCGACTGAGCTAACGACCCACTGGTATAATTTTGAAATGGTGCCCGAAGCCAGACTTGAACTGGCACGCCTCGAAAGGCGAGGGATTTTAAATCCCATAATAAGCCTTTTAAAAACAACAATTTACTTTAATTTCAATGCATTGCAAGAGTAAATAAGAGTATATAAAGGTAAATATAAAATGACGTCGCCAGTTAATCGCCACTAAAAAATAGGAAAAGTACAAGGGATTCTTTTAAAATGAATCCCTTTACTGCGCGGGATTGAAAAGAGGATTGAATTTAACCGCACTTTCTAAATGCGATGGGGCGAAGTGTGCATAACGCATTGTCATTTCAATGGTTGAGTGTCCTAGAATTTCTTTCAACACTAAAATATTCCCGCCGTTCATCATAAAATGACTGGCGAAAGTGTGGCGTAGCACGTGGGTAAGTTGTCCTTTCGGTAATTCAATTTCTGCACGAGTAACGGCATTTTCAAAGGATTCATAAGCATCATTGAACAATCTGCCACGCTTTTTAGGCAGCATGTCGAATAATTCTTTGCTGATAGGTACAGTGCGATTTTTCTTTGATTTTGTATTTACGAACGTGATTTTATATGGCATTACTTGTGATTGGGTTAGTGTTTCCGCCTCACTCCAACGTGCACCGGTTGCCAAGCAAATTCGAACAATTAAGCCTAAGTCTGGGTTGCGTGAGTTATCACATTCAAGTAATAGTCGGTAAATATCACGCTCATACAGAAAAGCAAGTTCGGTGTCGCGCTCTTTAAATAAACGAACGCCATCAAGGGGATTTTGAGTGGTCCACTTCCGTAATGATTTCAATTCATTAAAAACTGCCCGTAAGTAAGCGTGTTCACGGTTTACCGTGGCTTCTTTCGGGGGCTTATTCTTATTTAAAGAAAAGTCACCATCAAGGCGGCGTTTGCGATAGTCGGCAAAGATTTCTGCATTAAATTCATTCGCGGGCGGGTCGCCCAAGTTTGCGCATAAGTTTTTCAATTTGGCTAAACGTGCCTCACCATCAGACAGCGTTTTGCCATGCACGTCAAACCATTCTTGCACGTAAAAACTTAGTGCGGGCAAGTCGTTTGATTCCAAAACTTGTACAGAATCAACCGCAGTTGTCGTTTGTTCTTTGGCTTGATTGTAAAAACGTAGCGCATCGCCTTTGGTTAAAAACCATTTGCGTGACCGCTTGCCGTTTACATAAACTTCTGCAAGCCATTTTCCGTTTTTTATGTCTTTGCGAACTGCCATTATTGATTAAAAGTTTTTGCTAAAGCTAAAAATTCATCGCAGCTATATTTTTTGCCATCAAAACCGATCATTGTAACAATAGCATTGATTCTTATATTTACGGGCTTACCAGTTTGTGCATAAAACCCAGTTAATGCTAAAACCTCTTTAGTATCCGGGTAACCATAAAGCCCATCACAAAACAAAGTAATTCTTAAATGATTAGGGGGGAGATCTTGATCGAAATAATCGCCATAAATTGAAAATTTTAATTCTTTTGGTGAAAAAGAATAAATAACTTTCTTTGAATCTTCTCTAGCTTGATCTTCTTTTGCTGTATATAAGCGTTCTTCTTCTCTTATTTCTTCTAAATATCCCAAGAGTTTAATTTCTTCCTCTTGAATTTCCATGACTTTTTCATTTCCTATAACTTGTTTTAATACATCGTAAAATATATCATAGCGTTTACTTTTATAAATCAATTTAGTTTCAATGTCATCTTCATCAATTTTAATTATTTGATTGTTTTCATCAATACAAAATAGTTTATTGTTGCTGTTAGCAGAAATTGCGTATCTTATTACTCGGTGCAAAGTTGATTTTGTTTCGTGATCAGCTTTAAAAGTGACTTCAATAGGTTTTTTAGATTCCCACAAAGTTAAGAATTCATCATTAAATTGAGATTTTGAGCTGCTTTTTGTATCTGAGCATCCCTTCAAAATAATATAGGTCAGCACAGCATTGAAAAGCAGAATCCAACTTCCAATATTTGTCCCTTCTAGGGTTACAAATCTAGACACAATGAAGAATAAAAGAAAATTAAGTGCCCCAAATAAAAAGAACGCTTGTTTGCATTTTCCTTTCATCACATCTTCTCCATCTTTAAGATCACTTTTCCCACCACATCAATATCACTCAATTCACATTCAAATGAAAACTTGCCACCGTCTACACGGATTTTCCCTGCAGGTAGCACGGTGATATAACGGATAAGATGGGAGTTTTCGACGATGACGAAGTATTCGCCATCCACTAAATTTCCGTAATCGCTAGTGGCAAAGTAGGTGCGATTGTCTTCATCAATACGAAACACTTTGTCATAACTTTCACGGCTGTCTAAATTCGGTAAATATGGCAAAAGAAAGGGTTTATTTTCTATTATGAAAGATTTTCCATTTTCTAGGCGAATCGCATTAAAATATTTCAAGTCATCTGATTTATCAAAAATTGGCTCTTCCCCAAAGGCAACATAATTTAATCTTGCGCCCGTTTCTTTCACGCAACGAATCACCAATTCTGCAGGGAAAAAAGCACGAGAAACCCAAGTGCTAAAGGTACTTGCAGAGATTCCAAGGTATTCACCTAAGTCTTTTCTTTTTGCAAATCCATATGCTTTTTGAATGCGGTCTATAACATCCTTCCCGCCAATAAATTCTATTTTATTCATAATTTGAGACATAAATTCATATTGACATACGCAAATGAGCCATAATATTATAATTACGCAAATGAGACATAAATCATATTTAACCTTATTTAACCAAGAAGGAGTTTAAGCAATGACCAGTCAAAATGCAATTTGTATAAATATACAGGTGGTTGCACCTTACGTAACCATGAAGAAATTCGCTGAAATTACTGGGGTTTCACACAGCACAGTGAAGAATTTAAGAGCGGCGGGCAAACTGCCAATTTTAGAAAAAGAGGGGAAGAAAGGCACCGTATTAATAAACATGGTGGCGCTCGCTAAAGAAGCTGCAATGCAAGCATAAAAAAACCGCACTAAAAAAAGTGCGGCCAGTTTCCAAAAGATTTTAGTTAGAAGGGGAAGACAATGACTAAAACATCAACATTTAAATTCTTTGTTCAAGAAAAAGTCGAAAAAGGCGAAATCACCATTGAACAAACCAAAGAAATTTCGGCTGTAATTAAACAATCTAGTTCCGTTTCGCCAAATGCTCAACAAAAGGAACAAGCACATCAAGCAATTCGGACGATATTTGAGACGTTGAATCAATCAGCATGTGAAGCTCGTTCTCCACATCATCAAGCAAATCAGGGTGGCGAGAAAGTCCACGCAACAAGCAACCAATCACGCGTTCTTGAAGTGCCAGTTGTAAATGCTGCTGATGAATCTGTGCTTGCATATCTTCAATTATTTTTTCAATCAGATCGTTCGCCATGTGAAATCCTTAAATTAAGTAACCGTTTATTTATTTTAGGGCAAGCATACAACAAAAAAAGCAAATAAAAAAGTGAGGGCTTGGCAATGTATGTGACAGATAAAACCAGCGCGATCGAACAATGGCATAAAGAACAAGGTGTGCCATTGATACAAGCTAAAAATAGCGAAGATGTGATGCATCAAATGGAATTAAGCCAATATCCTGTCGAGCGAGCTTTTAACTATTTAACTGTTCAAAAACGAGAAATGCTTAAGGCAGTCGCCGATATTGAGCCATCAGAAGATTACATTCGCCCTGATTTGAGCGGCGATAAACTTTGTCATTATAACGATAAAGGTATTAGTAAATTAGCGAGAGGATTAAGGGATTTAACTGAGTTACGCCGAAGTTTCCCGCAATCTATTCGCCTTGCTGATTTTTATGATATTGACCCAGTCACAAGGGGGCAATAATGGAAAACAAACCAAGTACTGCAAACTGCTTGAAAGCGGCTAAAAAGTGGCGAAACAAATATTGGATTTATCGCACAAAATGGGAGTTGTTTAAAAGACAACAAAACGAAGTTGCCGCAAGTGCCATCTATCACAAGATGGTAATTGCATTAGATAACGTAGGGTATTTAACCAAGAAAGCCGAAGAGCTGGCTCATTAAGGAGATTTTATTATGCAAGAACATTTTATCGAATTATCAAATCGCTACAGCATTAAGTTAAGCGAAACAGAGAAGTACATTATTTACAAAATTGAACTACAAGAAAATGGCACTTATGAACGAGTTGGTGGGAAAGTTTGTAAAGACTTATTCGCGGTGGTTGATACGCTCATTCTTTGTGAATTGATGGGGGATGATATAAATGCGCTATCTGACGTCGCTAAAAAATTAGAAGAAATCTACGCAGAAGTAAAACGCATCACCGAAATTCAAGCCACTTATGCGCAGGCATAAACACTTTTTTTATCTATCATCATTAGTTCTGTTCATCTAAATTTTATTTAGATGAATTTAAATCATAAAAAGTCAAAAGTGAATACGAAAATGTGGGAACAGCAACGCGACAACACCGTCACCGCCAAAAATGCACACATGGCGGCGGTTGCCTGTGAACGCCATCAAGCGGCAGAGAATGGGCATAAATTTGACCGCACTTTTCTGCCTTTTGACGAAAGCTGTTACACACCACTACAGTTGGAGTTGTTTGCCACTAATCCAGCTGATTTTGAGTTTATCGAACAAAAACTTGAAAACCTACCGCGCCAACGTCAGCGCGAATATTTCCGTAAACTTTACATTAAGGCCTATCGTTCTGTTAAAGATGATGGGTCGATTGCTTTTGCCCTCGGCAATAAACAACGCCGCCACGCCAATGATTATTTACGCGATGTATTAGATGTGCGTTTACAAAAAGTCTTTTCACAGTACAACGTGAACGTAGATTTTTTGCAAGCGTTTATCAATACACCACAATGGCTGCTATCCGTTAAAGATGAAATGCAACAAGCCGTGCAATTCTCCACGGTGCCAACACGTGAAGAACTTGCTAAACACTACAACGAATTGCATTACAGCGGATTCCGTTTTCAATTGTTCGGCATCCAACAAAAGCAAAAACAATTACCTTTCTATTTAATCACCGAAAGCAAGTTAAAAGTGATGGCATATCAAATCGCCACTGCGTTTACACAATTTCAATTTGATTGCACACACTTTTTAAAAAATGGCATCGAAAATGACAACGAGAGCGATATTCAAGGCTATTTCTATCAGCTTTATAAATGGTGTGGCGAAATTGCTATTTCTGCCGGTTTCCAAATTCCGCACTGGGAAAAGATTGAAAATGAAAAACGCATCAAAGCCGAACACATTGACAGTACGCTAATTCGGCTTACTTGTGAGAAATGGTGGTTTAAACAAATGCGTACTACACAACGCAGAATGGTTGAACACATTGCCATTGCGTGCGGTGAAGTGCGTGCGAATGCTGCCAGTTATATTTCAAATCAAAGTTTCCAGGAGTGGCAACTCCAACAACGCAAGAATCACGATTACTTGCGCGCCATGATCATTGAAAACATCGACAATCCCGAAGAACAGGTCGAACTTTTCGATATGTTCTTGAAATCATCATCTAACCCCGCATTACGTCGTAATGAAATGATGGTGCGCTTGCGTGGCTTGGAAGAATGGGCAGAAGAAAATAACAATGAAGCCTTATTTTTAACCCTCACTGCGCCATCATCATTCCACGCAGGAAACAGCAACAAAAAGTGGTCGGGAGTTAATCCACGAGATACGCAAAACTATCTAAACAAAGTGTGGCAACAATTCCGTGCTTTGTTAGCAAAACGTGATATTAAATTTTATGGTATGCGAGTGGCAGAGCCGCACAAAGACGGTACGCCACACTGGCATGCGTTAGCTTATGTGCCAGCAGAACATAAAGAAGAAGTCATCCGATTATTTAAACAAAAAGCCCTAGAGTTAGACGGCAGTGAAAAAGGCGCGGCAGAACACCGTTGCAAGGTGGAAGAATGCGATAAAACAAAAGGCAGCGCAACGGCTTACATTGCGAAATACATCGCGAAAAATATTGACGGTTTCGCCCTTGCTGGCGAAGTATCAGACGAAGACCCTACGCTAAGCCTACACGACAACGCATTGCGCGTTCGTGCATGGGCGAGCCGTTGGGGCATTCGTCAGGTCCAATTC